GGGCGGCACGTGTGCCCATTCTTTCCTGCGAAACTCATCCGCACGTTTAAAGAAACCCAGTATCCACTTGATCATGTGGCCTCCTGCGGCACAAACTGCAACAAGGTGAACGGGAGTGATACCGCCGTCTTCCTGTCTTCACGTGGGTAGATCAGCAGTCGGTTCGCACCTTCCAACATCATCGCGTTGACCACGCCCTTCTCGATGCCTTCAAAGTCGTCGAACACAAAGATGGTCTGATCATGGATGATCTTCGGAAAGTATTGGAAGTCCTCTTGCTGCAACCGACCGTCCAGATACAGCAAGTCCACGTTGACCTTCTTATCGGCCAAGTCCTTGAACATATCTGTCGATGATGTCTTTGGGTATTGGTGGACATGAAACGGTAGGTTGAGCTTGATGTCGTTCGACACATCGCAGGTGTAGATATCTACCTCTCCTTTGCAAGCTTCATACATCACGGTCGTCGATACACCGATAAACGTACCCACCTCGGCAATGACCTTTGGCTGAAAGAACTTCGCCAACTTGTACAACTCAACCGCATCGTCATACGGGACTGACCCGGTATTGTAGTCTGCATCAGCACGCAGCTTCTGCTGATCCTCAACAATCTTCTCAATGACCTCGTACGGGTAGTCATCCACCCGCTCATCTACGATGCCCCAGAAGATGTTACTGAATCGTTGCCGTCCAATCTGTACCGGGTTCATACACTTGCCCTCACTTCGTCCTTCTTACTCTCAACTGGTTGGAACTTGGTCTCGACCTTGGCTACAGCATCCCACACTTCGGACAACTCAATGAGAGTGTCGTACTTGCGGCGGCAGGCTCGTAGCTCGATGAGTGCAGTCTGGATCAGGTTCAACCGCAACGCCTCGTCGTTCATCACATCGTTGATGTGGCGGTAGCCGGGAAAACCCGACCCCGCCTTGCGATCCTCGATGAGAGAGACTAACGCTCGCACCGGAGGTTTCTGATCGTCAACTGGCTTGAGCACGAAGAGTCGAATGATGCGAGAGGCATAGTCGAGCCGTGCCTTCTCTGCCGCAGTCTTCTCATTCCACAATCCTTGCCGGTCGAAGTCTTCCCAGAGTGCCGAGTCCGGGTTCGCACGAGCGAAGTTGACGATGTGTTCCTGTTTGAGAAGCCCCCCGTGTGATACACGGAGGGTGTCCAGTTCTTCATTAATCCGATCACGCAGCGAGGACATCTGTCACCTCTCCTTGAATGTCAAACAAACCCCAACCCATGCCCGCAGAATTCTTCGAATCCGGTCGGCCTTCACCGATCCCGACTTGCTGACCTACGCGCATCATCAGGTTGATGATGTCATTGTGCGAGAACATATCTGCGTCGTACCGCACACGCACCGTCATCTTCCATTGCTTCCACATCGGACGCACACGGATATCGACAGACCCGTTATCGTTTCTAGCATACGTCGTGTGACGGTTCGGCTCGCCATAGATGCGAACCAACGGAGTCTCATCATCAATGTCATACCCGTCCGCGAGTACGAACGCAGCGAGCTTTGCATGGGTCATCTTGTACCCGACCGTACGACAGGCCGAGACCATTGCGTTTCTGAATGCACCTGCTGGCACACCGATCCAACCCTCACGGGTCATGTGCATCGCGCCCATGTAGACCTCATCAAAATCCTTCGGGTCACGCTTCTTCTTACCCTTTGCTTGCGAACCTTCCTTCTGCGTCTGGATGATTTGGTTCCGCGCCTTCTGCGAGAACTTGTTCATCACCAACGGAGCCGCGCCCGCAATGTTGATCTCTGCAATCCGAAACTTCGGAGCCGGGATCTCTACCTTCTCTACCTTTGTACCTTCTTTCGTAGCCACTTTAGTTTCTCCTAGTTAATTGATTAAACACACTCAAACTATTCAACACACTCAACACTCAATAAGTCCGATCCATACCGGGACTTACCAAACCGTGCCACACCTAGCGTTGCCTGCGATGCCTCACCTCGCTTCGCCTCACCTTGCCTGACCGCGCCGTGCCTGCGATGCAGAACCACACCTTGCCAAACCGAGCCATACCTGCGATGCCTTACCAGACCTTGCCCGATCTGGCCTCACCTAACCTCGCCTGCGATGCCTTACTAAACCTAACCGCGCCACACCGTACCAAGCCGAGCCTGCGATGCCTAACCAGACGCTGCGGGAACATACCGCGCCTAGCCAAACCTGCCTTGCCTCTCGCCGCCTGACCAAACGACCCTGCGCCTCGCCTCACCTGCGTTGCCTTACCAAACCTAACCTCACCCCGCCATACCCAGCCTAACCATGCCTGCGTTGCCTTACCAAACCCAACCTCGCCACACCTATCCATGCCTGCCTTGCCTCTCGCCGCAGAGCCAAACCAGTACGCACCTCGCCTCGCCATGCCTGCGATGCCAAACCGTGCCCATCCACACCTCGCCATGCCTGCGATGCCCTACCTTACCCAGCGTTGCCGGATCGCGCCGCGCCCGACCTTGCGAGACCGTGCCTCGCCATGCCTGCGATACCAGACCAGACCGTACCTTGCCCAACCTTCCCGAGCCGTGCCTGCCATGCCTAGTCGAGCGCAACTGCGCGATACCCGACCGAGCCTGACCTGCCACTACGCCCGTTTTCTCCGGGCAATCTCCCTCTTCAAATAAAACTCTGCTTTCTCCAAGTCCTGAACCGGATCGACACCGACCTTCTTGCCCGCTCGAACAACGTACTTCACAACGTTGAACAGGTACGCATTCTCAGTCAGCCCCTTCGCCTCTGCGAAGTCGATGAAATCAATTCCACCCGCTTTGTAATGCGGCGGGTTGTTCACAAGATCAGCTTCCCGATCTTTAATTTTGTCGAGCGCAGCGAGCGTAGCTTTCATCTCCTGCACCGAATCTAAAAGTCTCGACGGCTTTCTACTCATGTCCAAACAACTCCTTTAGTTGATCCACGTTCGTCTCATCAATGACGAGGGCGAGTCCGCCCGCATCTCGAATCCTTTGCATCGCTGCTTCTTGCAGCGCGGTGGGCTTGTTCTTCCCTGCCTTACACTCAATGGCCGCGAACGCACCCTGATAACACACGAGAAAGTCCGGTGTACCACTCAACCCATACCCACCTGTCGCGGGCATCGCGTAGTAACAACCCATCTCGGTCAGGTACTTCTTGACCTTCTGTTTGACTTTGCCTTCTGGTGTCATCGTGTTTATCTAGGTTCAAAAGAGGGGGCGAGTTCGCACCCGCCCCCACGCGGTTAGTGCATATTCTTAATGCTGAATCGTCGGCCTTTCTCAATATCAATGACTAAATAATCTTTGGCGGCTTTCTCCGAGATCACATCGAAGTACTTCCAGTACCAATCCAATATGTCCTGCATATCATTCGCCACACAAAGCAAGTCATCGTTCCTCTGGGCGACGATGAGATAACGATAGCCCGCAGGTACGTCGTACTTCTTGATGAGGTTTTCTTTGGTGAGGTTAGTCATGTGCTTTCTCCGATTAGTTATAGTCGGTTGAACCATTCAACCGGAGCATAGTATAACATAGCTTTACTAATTAGTCAAGCCCCTCATTCTTTGATCGAACCTCAATCACTCCTCATCACAACGTCTTTCGTAGTCGATCCCGCGTTCCCGGCACATATGCTGAAGTGTGACGAACGGCTGATGAACCAAGCCATAGAACCCGTACTTCAAAACTGTTTTGTACCGCTCGTGAATGTCATCCGGGTGTAGATACAACTCGTAGTCGAGTATCGCTTGCACCATCTCTTTGTCGTTCATCATGGCTCGCACCTCAAAACGGCTTGTAGTTAATAAACTCTCGCGGCTCATCCAATGGCAACTCTAACTGCCGCGTGATCTGGCGAGGTCTGCACCACCACTCGCGTAGCTCGTACAACTCCAGATCGATGTCATACTCGTTGTCACCCTTGACCGGGATAACCCAGTCGTTCCGTAATTCAAATGTTTTCACGTTCGCACCTCAATGCGTTTTCAAGTTTTCGAGGGTGTCACCAAAGAGGGCACGCTCTCGCATATCTGTCCGCGCCTCGATGGTATCCATCGCTTCCGCAAACTCTTCAAGCGACATAGACCGGGCGATATCGAACGCAATCCGCGCCGCTTGCATCATCTTGTCGTCATCCGGTGCAGTCGCAGCCAGAGTCAAAGCAAGCTCTAACGCCTCTTTGGGAGTTTCGGGAGGTTTTAGTTTGGTCATGCGACCTCCCCCGTATGGTCAGACTCCAAATAGTCCAATGCGGCCTCGTGCATCCGATCACGCTCGGTTTCGTTGCTTGTGTAATACAAGATGAAGTTATCCAACACTTCCAGATGTTGCGTCAGGGTGAGCGTTACCCCACCCGATACCTTCCAGACGGGTTCAGATCGCTTGCTGTAATTAGGCGGCGGGATTAGGTCGGTCATGCGGCCTCTAACTCAAGCATCACAAAATACTTCTTACTCATCACACTTCCTCCGCGGCGGCGATTGCCGCATCGATGTTGTCGTAGTTGTCGGATGTTGCAGATGCAATCAGCCCGATGTCGGGGTCGTCCCCGAAAGATTCCTCGGAGCGATACACGCACACGTTGAAGTCATCGAACGTCGGGTAGTCCATCCCACCCGTGTCGGTGATCACGATGTATCGCCCGTCTTTTAGCGTCTGCGTCAGGGCTTGGAATCGCCCGTCGTCATAGGCTTCGAACTCGGGGAGTTCTGCGCGGATGTCGTAGTCGCGGTCGTTGATGTTCATTGTGCGTCTCCCGTTGCCTTGGCGATAGCGGCTCGTAACTCTTTGATGGTTAGGTGCGCGGGATCGCCCAACGAAAAGCACTCGGCCTCGGCCAACCCCTCAAGGTCGGCAAGCGCACAGCGGCAAGCGTCCAGAAGGGCAGGCGCGGCAGAGAGTAGATCGCCCGTGTACTTACCACGCGCTCCAATGACTTCGATTTTCATGCGACCTCCTCAATATCCATCTCGCAGTAATCCGCCACGCCACAGTCGTAGCCTCGCTTGTAGGCAAGCCGCACCTCATCAGGCAAGGCATCCACAAACTCTTGAGAGGCTTTATAACCGTGATTTCTCCCGTCGTAATAGCCTCGGGCAAACCAATATGTTCCCTTGCTCATGCGACCTCCCGCTGCTCTTCAACATCATTAATAAATTCTTCTGCGTGTACGCATCCGCAATTCATGAAGGCTTCGTCATCCTCTTCCCATGTCTCAAGTGCTAGCTCTTCTGCCTCGTCTTTATCGTTGGCCTCGACCTCAATCTGGTAGACCCGGTGTTCGATCCGGGCAAGTGACACCACAAACTTTTTCATGCTCGCACCTCGCTTTTTCCTAGTTAGTTAAAGAATCTTAACAACGTCTCGACAATAAGCTCGCGTTCGCACCCTGTCAAGGGGTCTAAATACTTTTTCGAATCCTTTTTGCTAGGCTTTTTTGCTACGCATTCGAGGCCGGTACGCACCCAACCTGAAACCCGTACGCACCGGGGAAAAAATCCCCGTCAACCTAAAAAGCCCGGTAAAAAATACTCGGCGGCACGTTCGCACCCGGACAAAACAGGCAAAAACCTAGTAAAAAAGGGGGGCGGTATCGTCCCGCCCCAAAAACCTACCCGGAAAACATCACGCCGTTTTGCGTATCTGATAGACCATTGTCCCCGTGGTGATCACGATCTCGCCGTGCTCTAGCATCCATATGAACTGCGCCCGGTCGAACGGGTGCATGTCTTCGAAGTCGTCGAACTCCTGAACCGTGGCCGGTTCGCGGATAGGGTCGCCGTATCCTCTCGGGTTGCGTATCCATCCGCCCGTATTGTGTACCGCGTACTTTTTCATGCTGCTAACCTCTCCCGAACTACTTTCGACATGCTCCGCCCATGCGCGACATACGCCACCACGGCTACGTCTTTTGAGTAACAGGCGCGACACGCGCCACACTGGCCGTTGTTCATCGCCGCATGGCATAACGTCGCCCCTGCCGGTACAGCGTCAACAGACGGGACAATCGTCGAACCATGCACACCGGGGATGTAGCCGCCCGTTACAGAGTCCGAAGAGGGTCGCACCATCACGTTCGGCAACGCTTGCATCCGGGTGAGCACATCCGCGAACTTCGCAAACTTATACATGCGAGTCGGTAGCCAATGCTGCACGTGCGGGGTCGCTTGCATAACCTCAAAAATCTTTTCGGCGAGCGCGAGCGCGTACATGTCGCCCGAGTCGAACCAACGGAAAAACCGATCATTTTGCAGAGCCGCGACCATGTCGGCCACCCATGCGTCACGTTTCCAATCTTCGCGATTCTCTTCGCGAGGGGCGCGGACATTCAAAAACCGATAGTTTCCCCCGTATGCATAGCACCCGGCGCACGGGTCTACCAGTTTCCCATCCGCACCAATTGAACCCGGACATGTCTCGCGAGCGATAAGCGACCATGAGCGGACGCCATCGAGCTTCGATGTTTTGCTGATTCTGATCACGGCGCGACCCCCTCAGCCTTGCGGATAGCGGCGCGGACAATCTCCAGAGCCTCACTGTTTCGGGTCGCCGCGTGGTATCGCAACTCACTTTCGGCCACTTTTAATGCTCCGATCAAGTCCGGCGCGGCCGCGATTAGATGTGCATGGGTCTCGCTGCTAAGCCCTTTCGATATAGTGCTGAGCGAGCGAGTCGAAATAACGTCATACGTCGGCGGCGTACCGCACCCGTGAAAGTTTTTCAAAACAGACCATTGCATGATGCTTTTTCCTATGTTGGATGGGGGCGGGTGTGAAGTCCCCGCCCGTGATGGTTTAGGCGGCTACGGCTAGCGTGGCGCGAGTCTCGCCCGTTTCGCTTGCTTGCATGATGTAGTCGCAAGCCTTTTGAGCTTCGCTCGCGGCGCGAATGATCGCCTTGCTATCGCTTTTCAATACTTTCAGCCATGAGGCGAGGTACTGAGCGTGATCGGGGCGGGGGTCATTCGTTATGCCTAGCTGAGCACATAAAAACGCCGCGCCCATTTCGGCGGCTAGTTCTTCGACGGCATAAGCTTCATCGCCGAACTTTTTGAACTTTGTAAAGCCCCGCGAAAGGCGCGACTCGTGTCCAGTCCAGTGAGTCAACTCATGTAGTGCTGTGCTGTAGTAGGCTTCCGTTGGCGAACTCGTCTCGGTTCCGATGAATGCGGCGCGCTCCGGTAAATAAATCTCGTCAGTCGAATGACGATAAAAGGCGCGGCTACCGGCATGGGTGACCTTCGCCCCCGTCGCTGTAATGACTTCGTCCGCCCGTGCTATCCGTTGCGTCAAGTCTTCGCGGGGTGCGGATGCTTCGCCCGTCTCGCCGTCTACCTGTTCGGCGTTGAAAAGATAAAAGGCGCGAGCGAACGGCGTCGCCTTAGTTTTCCCGGTAGCGTCTTCGTGCTCCGTGATGGTGTAGAAAATCCCGGCGGTAGCCTTTTCGCCCTTGCGGACTTGCGCCCCATTCGCCGCCCATTGTTTATATGTCGCCCATCGATTCGAAGCGTAGCCGTGTTGCATACCGGCCACCCATAACGTGAGGATGTTCGAGCCGCGGTACTTCGCCCCGGTAATAGCGTTGCATGGGATATCGTTCGCCGTGCTCGCTCGATGCCACGGCATTCGGAACTCTCCCGCGCCTTGCTCGATTGCGTTGATGATGTTGGCCGTCACTGTTTCGTAGATGTTCATGGTTATGCTTTTTCCGTGTGGTGTGGATTGGTTAGGCAATGGCCGCGAAAATGAAAAACAGCGGCGGGGCGGTGATCAGGAAAAGCCAGAAAAAAATCTCGGGGGCGTGGTTTCGCTTGCTCATGGTTTAGACCCTCTTTAAAAGACAATGCACGGCGGCGTAGACGTAGAGACAACCCGCCCCGGTTAGGAGCATTCCACCCGCGAGGGTTTCGAGGTTGGCCGCGTGGTGTAGGTTCGCGAATCCGATATAGGTGAAAAGAGCGCCGCCCGATAGGTTGGCAAGGTGTACTAGTTTCATGGTGAGGTTGCTCCGGTTAGGCTTGAACATCTGAGGCGATGTAGTGCTCGGACAATTCCGGCAAGGTTTTATCGAATCGAATCCGGGCGGCGTCGATCGCTTCCGGTGCGGTTGCAGCTTCAACCTTGAAGCCGAAAATATCAGGCTTCCCGAGATTCCCGGCGGGTGCGGTTGAGCGCGGCGAAAAGGTGACTAGATACTTTTTCATTTTTGCTCCGGTGTGGTTTCGTTCGACGGGTCTATTAAATAACTTTTCTTTACTTATTGGAAGCCCCCCGGCGAAATTAATTGATGCCCCTCAATGCTATGCAATTTAGGCAGCTATCTGGTGCGGCGAGGTAAGGCGTGGCCGGGTGAGGTTTTGCGGGGTTGGGTGTGGGTAACCTTGTGGATATCTGACTGGCGGGGTTTTGTTCCAGAGCCGGGTCTAGTTTTGTTCCAGTTGTTCCAGAGGGGCGAAAATGCTGGAACAGAAAAAGTCTAATAAAATCAACGGGTTAGGCTTAGGCTTGTTCCAGAGTTTGTACCGGGATTTTTGTACTATGGAACGGCGAAACGGCGAGGGGGGCGACGTAACTTGTTGTTTTTATTAGAATTGATTGATAATAAGTAAAGAGAAAAAAGAGAGAAAAAAGGGATTTTTGAAAAACGAACGGGTTTCAAATTATTTTCGAGCTTTTTAACGCGCCGCGCTCCCTTGCTTCGCTCTCCCGATTTTTGCGCGATTCTGCCGGGCTACCCCTCGTTTTTGCTGGAACACTGGAACAAGCCTAAAAAAACGGCGTTTTTCCTTTTAAAATCAAACACTTGCGCTGTTCCAATTTCTTTGATCATCTGGAACAAGCCCGGAACAAGCCTAAAAAAGCCAATATAATCAATGCCCCTCGCCTTGTTCCACGCGGTTTTTCCGCGTTGTTTTCTCGCCACATAATCGGGCGCGACCTTGCGGGGTCTAGGCTACGTCTGGACTAGGTTAGCGCGGTACGTTCGCGCTCGCCGGGTTGGGTCTCGCCGCGCATGGTGCGACCCGGTACAGCTTGAAACAGATACGCTCCCCTTGCCTCACGCGGTCTCGCCGCGTCTACCCCGCCCCCCTCGCCGATTCTGGAATCGGTCTAGGCCAGACCCTACCCGCCCCGTACCCCCCGCTGTCAGGCTGAGACTCCGCGCTCGCCCCGCCCCGCTTTGATCCACACAAATCACCACGCATTTTTTAAAATCTGGCTGGGCCGACCCCACCCCCTCGCTATAAAACACCCCCCGGTATCCAATTTGGTACCATGCCCAAAATTCGTATATATTTCGCAACAATGCAGCCACTGGTCCCTGACATCGAAGAGAACCTTGCTCTCCCGGCAAACGCGGCTGAGGCGCTACCGGACTTGTCCCCGGCTGAAGAACTGGACATGCGGGCTAGAACCATCAAGTTCATATCGGACGTATCGAGCCAGCCCATCATCCCGAACGAGTCTGACAGCGCGTCCGCACAAGAATTGGCCCGCAAGATGATCAAAGACCCCAAGGCCAGACCAGATTTTGCCAAGTATCCGAACGAGGCCATCGCGTTGTATGCAGGGTTAGCTGCCCGGTACAACCACATGATTGTGGAAGAGCTATCTGACCTGAAGCTCTACGTGGTGAATAAGCTGTTTGAGGCTGCGGAGCAGGCAGATGACCTGAAAACGCGCATCAATGCCCTCAAAGCCTTGGGCGAAGTGGACGGGATTGACGCCTTTAAGAAGCGTAGCGAGGTCACGCACATCATCAAGCCGATTGAGGAAGTGGAGAAGGAGCTTCTCTCGGTGCTGGAAGGCATTGAATATACGGTGGTCACTGAAGAAAACGGTGCATCACGTGGGTGATGTGGTTGGATTCAAGGGGAAGAAGTCAAAAAAGGCTGTTGAAGCCGAGGAAGAAGTAGCTATCGTGGCCTGCGGGAACTGCGAACAGCCTACTTTCTATCTTTCAACAGATGGCAGGGTGTTTTGTGAAGAGTGTTTGTACCCCGTTGCTGCACTCTGGACTCAAACAGACGAACAACTTAACCCAGATCCGCCGCTCCCCGCCGTATGAGCCTGCAACTCACACCTGACAAGCTGCAAAAGCTGAAAGCCGCCCTGCCGACGATGCCGGACAAGGAGAAACGGCGCGTTGCTGAGCTATTAAAGAACTATCAGCAGCAGATTACGCAGGCCAAGGGCAAGGAATCGTTCCTCGACTTCATCAATCATGTGTATCCGGGCTACAAAGTGGGTCCGCATCACCGTCGCCTAGCCAAGATCTTCGAGGAAATTGCGTTGGGTAAGAAGAAGCGGGTCATCGTCAACATCGCTCCGCGTCACGGTAAGTCGGAGATGATCAGTTACCTTGCTCCGGCGTGGTTTCTAGGCAAGTTTCCCCAGAAGAAGGTCATCATGGCGTCCCACACCGCAGACTTGGCGGTGAACTTCGGTCGTCGGGTGCGTAATTTGGTGGGAGCGGAGAACTATCGTGACATTTTCCCCCAAGTTGAGCTTCAGGCCGACTCTAAATCTGCTTCTCGATGGGGTACTAATTTTAACGGCGAGTATTTTGCTATCGGTGTTGGCGGTGCTCTTGCTGGTCGAGGCGCTGATCTGTTCATTATTGATGATCCCCACTCAGAACAGGAAGCTAAACAAGGTCGCGCAGACGTTTTTGAACCGGCTTGGGAATGGTTCCAGTCAGGCCCGGTCCAGCGATTAATGCCGGGTGGCGCGATCATCGTCGTGATGACGCGGTGGAGCAAGATGGACCTGACCGGCAAGATCGTGGATCACATGACCCGCGAAGAAGGGGCAGACCAGTGGGAGGTCGTAGAGTTCCCGGCCATATTAAATGAGAAACCGCTCTGGCCTGAGTTCTGGGGCATTGACGAGTTGTTGGCAAAAAAGGCCAGCATGGATGTGCGGTATTGTCAGGCCCAGTACATGCAGCAGCCGACCTCGGAGGAAGGCGCTCTTATTAAAAGAGAGTGGTGGCAGGTGTGGGAGCCAGAGAACCCCCCTCCATGCGAGCACATTATTATGTCGCTCGACGCTGCCCAAGAGAAAACCAACCGGTCGGACTACAACGCCCTGACCACGTGGGGAGTCTTCTTCAACGAGGAGACTAACAACTACAACATCATCCTACTGAACTCCATTAAGCAGCGACTGGAGTTCCCAGAGCTAAAGGCGATGGTGTTGGAGGAGTACAAAGAGTGGAACCCGGATACCTTTATTGTTGAGAAGAAATCCAACGGTGCGGCGCTGTATCAGGAGATGCGGCGGATGGGCGTACCGATATCAGAATTCACGCCGGGTAAGGGGCAGGATAAGATATCACGTGTAAATGCCGTGACGGACTTGTTTTCTTCAGGCATTGTATGGGTGCCTGACCGTCGCTGGGCATGGGAAGTAGTCGAAGAGTGTAACGACTTTCCGGCTGGAACTCATGACGACTTAGTGGACTCGACAACACTAGCTCTCCTGCGATTCCGGCAGGGAGGGTTTATTCGTTTGCCAAATGATGAGCCAGAACCGACTAAATGGTTCAAGAGCCACAGGCACGAAGGGTATTACTAGGAGAATTTAGATGGCCGTCGATAAAAGTTTTATGCAGGCTCCGATGGGTCTCGAAGCTCTGGCTGCTGAAGAAGCGCCGATTGAGATCATGATTGAAGATCCGGAGAGCGTGTCCATCGGCATGGATGGGGTAGAGATTAACCTTGAAAAACGCGCACCCAGAGCAGAAGACTTCGACGCAAACCTCGCAGACTTTATGGATGAGGGTGAGCTTCAAAGCCTCGCTTCAGAACTGATTGGTAGTTACGAGCAAGACCTCTCATCTCGCAAAGATTGGCTCGACACGTACGTTAAAGGATTGAAGATCCTCGGTATTCGGTACGAGGAAAGGACGGAGCCGTGGCCCGGTGCATGTGGTGTATTCCATCCCCTCCTGATGGAGAGCGCGGTTAAGTTCCAGTCCGAGACGATCATGGAGACCTTCCCTGCGATGGGACCGGTCAAGGCCAAGATCATTGGTAAGGAGACGCAAGAGAAGCGTGACTCAGCCATTCGTGTCTCGGATGACATGAACTACCAACTGACCGAGGTGATGAAGGAGTATCGGCCTGAGCATGAACGACTCCTGCTCTCGCTGGCCCTCGCCGGTAACGCCTTTAAGAAGGTGTACTTTGATCCGTCGCTGAACCGTCAAACGGCGGTGTATATCCCAGCCGAAGATATCGTGGTGCCGTACGGTGCTGCTAACTTGGAAACGGCTGATCGTGTTACGCACCGGATGCGTAAGACAAAGAATGAACTAAAGAAGCTTCAATACGCTGGGTTCTATCGAGACATTGATCTTGGTGAGCCGATGCGCGTGATGGACGAGGTAGAGAAACAGAAGGCAGAGGACCAAGGCTTCTCAGCGAGCATGGACGACCGGTTCCAGCTTCTTGAGATGCATGTGAACATCGACTTGCCGGGGTACCCGGACGTTGACAAAGATAACAGTGAAACCGGGATAGCCCTTCCATACGTAGTAACCATTGAGAAAGGCACCGGTACCGTTCTGTCCATCCGGCGGAACTGGAGGGAAGATGACAAGCTCAAGATCAAGCGACAACACTTTGTCCATTACGGATACATACCGGGATTTGGATTTTACTACTTCGGCCTTATTCACCTTATCGGGGGACACAGTAAAGCTGCAACGTCCCTCCTTCGACAACTGGTGGACGCCGGAACCCTCAGTAATCTCCCCGGAGGACTCAAATCCAGAGGACTTAGAATTAAGGGAGACGATACTCCAATCGCTCCGGGCGAGTTCCGAGACGTAGACATTCCGTCAGGCGCGATCCGCGACAACATCCTGCCGCTCCCGTACAAGGAGCCGAGCCAAACTTTGTCCATGCTCATGGACAAGATCATCGAGGAAGGACGCCGCTTCGCTGCGGTATCGGACCTGAAGATCTCGGACATGTCCTCGCAAGCTCCGGTTGGTACGACCCTCGCCGTTTTGGAGCGAGTCCTCAAGGTCATGACCGCCGTGCAAGCGCGTGTGTACTACGCCATGAA